GCATCAACGACCCGCGAATAATATGGGTTGTAATACGGTAATCTACTTTGTAGTAGTTTAGCCATTAGCGTCTACCGTTAGGCTGTAAATCTAAACGTGTTGCTCCTATCGTAAACCCTAACCCTAACCTCGTTCCTACGTCGGCGTCATCATCTGATTCAAAACGTACCGCAGCTTGTCTAGCTCTAGCTCTCGTATCTACTTTCGTTGTAGATGCTGTAAATGCTGTAGTTTGATCGGTAGTTAAACTTTGTCCTGGAAAATCTCTAGCTTTTAAAACGACGTTTAAAGTTTGAGAATCACCACTATCCCCCGTAAATTTTACATCAGGGATAAAGCGCCGAATAAATTGGAACTCTTCGCCATCGCCAATATCGAAATCAGCACTTTCGATAAACACGTTATCCATAGGCGAACCGTCATCGTCGTGCCCTGTTTCGTGAGAATAAATATAATTTCTATCGTCTGCAAAACCAGCAGCTCTCGGGAAAGCAACAATACCTTCGTCTAACCATGCAGTACGAGAAAGAGCACCTATCGCCCACGTTCCTTCGACGTAATTAAAAACGACATACCTATCTATCGTTACGCTATCTGCGGTGCAATAAAACCAGCCTACTTCGTCGAACTGTTTATTTAAAAAACCAAATACTTGGAATGCTTGTTTTTCGTTAAAATTATCGAATACAAAACTGTGTACTGTACACGGCAAGGGAACTACTGAACCGTTGTAGGTATAAAACCCTTTTTTATCCATCCAGTAGACACCTGTCGGCGAGTTAATTGCAGCATTAGGGCCAATCAAACTAACGCCTTCATTTATTAACTGAAGTCCGAATGTATTAGGAGGGCCAACGAACTGTAAGCTATATAATGCTACATCAGTCCATATCAGCGTTTCTTGTCTCGCTCGAAGACCGCCAATAATTTCAGACCCAGCAGAACAGCGTAAAGAACCCGCTGTATTAGTAGCTCTTGGTTCAAAATCGAAAGGGTTTTCTTGATCAGAAAAAGCAATTAATAACGGATCTATTTCTTCAGAACGACTACCGCCTTCGATCGGGTCTGCACCTAAAACGATAACATGACGATCTATATCAGAAACTAAAACTTGTAACCCAACAGTCGGTACAAAATTAGCGTTTTGAATATCTTTTAACGCTTTAGCTCTTTGACTTGCCGTAGAAAAATCCCAATAAAAAACACCTCCAGCCCGTACATTAGCGATCAAATCCTCGCCGAAATTATCTATTGACCATAATCTCAACTGATTATTAGCAGCTAATGAGCTAGTAGAACCCCAAGTACCTGATCCCCACGCGCCAGCACTCCAACCTGTGCCGTCGATAAATACATCTAAGCCAACGCTAATTTGGTATTCACCAACAGTAGAGCTACCTCCGTTACCTGTATCAGAAGAATTAGCTGTAACAGTATTACCATCTGTATCTTTAGCGGTAATCGTAAATGCGTTAGCAGAAGTAACGGCGGTGACTTGATATTCTTGATTTAAAACGGCTGCTGTAACATTACCACCTAACGATGCTGCGCCTGAAAATGTAACGAAATCATTTAAGTCTGCACCGTGAGCAGTATCGTTAACAGTAATGGTTGAAGAGCCATTCGTTGCAGAAAAAGTAACGTCTCCAGCACTTGTTGTGGATCGGATAGGAGTAATGTCGTTATAATTATCTCCTTCTTGCCAATAAAGTTTAAAAGTCGTACCTACTGAAAAAATACGAGTGCCGTTTAAAGTAACGTATGCGTGGAGTTTTCTACCTTTCCCTTTTATAGATGAAGTTAGATATTTTACCCAGCCACCTATTTTTTCTGGCAAGCCTTTACGAAACCGAACTAAATTACCGTCAAACCACCCGCCTTCGGCAGTATAATCAGTACCTTCTTTATTGATGCCAGGATTAAAAATAAATTTCTGTAATGGCATCAGATATACTCACCACTGCGAATCATTTCAGTAACACGAATCGCTCTTGTACCTACTTGGTGCGCCCATTTACTATCCATAAATTCGTCTGCAGCTACATCAAACTGTTCCCTAGACATAGCCTCTAATGCTTTGACGAAACCTCGTAACCGTGTCAACCCAAGATTGAAACAAATATCAATCATCGCGTCTTGTCTAGCTTCGCTCAGGGCACCGAACCAAAAGTAAGTATCTTTCAGTTCTTCTTTCACTCGTTGTATATCGTTTTGTAAAAGATAATCTATTTCGTCATCGGATAGCCCTAACCCTGACTCAGAAATATTCCTACCAACACCAATCGTTTCGTAACCAGCTGAGCACAAATAGACTTTAGATTTTACGCCTTCATGACGTTTAATCATCTCGACTAGCTTACTCATTACTTTTCTCTAGCTACCTGATTTACTTTTTCGTATGAGCGCATAGCACCCAAACCAAGCATTCCCATCATAACTGGGACGAGTAAAGTTGTATCTACTTCTGGGACTGTCATCCAGATACCTAAAACATTTGCAATAATTGTGTTGTAGAGTAAACCTATCGCACAAATCCAGCCGATGGCTGGTCGCCACCCAGCGACAAATAAAGATTTATGTGCCGCTTCCATTTTATTAATTTCTAATTGTCCTTTGAGCGCCTCTTGAGCATGGCGCTCCGACATCGTAGCGATTTCGTGAGCTAAGGCGTTTTTCTGATCTTTATCTTCGATAAATTTATCTAGTAATCCTGTTACTGGCCCGATTAGTTGCCCGACTAAACTCATCTACCGTTCCCTCTGTTTGACCATGCTTGCGCTCCGAAAAACGCTGCCAATATACCTGCGACCGACACAAAGTAGACTGAAGCCATATCTCCTAGAATACTTGCCGCCTGTACTAAACCAGCCCAGCTGCTTACGACTACTAACGACGGATACAAGAGCATTCCCCATAGAGCAAACCAACTCATACTGCGCTGAGCTTGCGCTCTTTCATTACTAATTTTTAGTTCTTGCAGTTCTTTGCTAGTTTCTAGCTCTTCATCAGTAACTACACCATCGCCATCTGCATCGTATTCAGCGTAATCACTACCGTCTTCTAATTTCTTTGCCGCCATATTTATCCGAAGGCTTTAATCACTAATACAAATACTAAAATTGCTAATCCACCACCAATAATCAGAGTTGTGCCACCGACA